CCAACCGCTATCAGTAGAAGCAAAACTTTTACCAGCTGCTGTTAAAGAGTTTACCAAGTTTCCTGCCCTGACTGTCATTTCGTCGCCATTAGCAGTTACGCCATCTGATCCTGAAAAATAAACAGCAATAGCATTTGCAGTTCCGCCTGTGCCTAATGTATAAGCAATAGCATCATTAGCATTAACACCTGTAATAGCTGTGCCAATGTTTTGATCTGAAACTCTTTTATGATTAGTTAAAGAGTCTGACGCACTAAAACCTGCTCCAAACGTACCTTCACTAATTGTATTATCACTTCTGTATTGATTGATTGAATCATAAACAAAAAAACTCGACATAATTTCTCCTAAACTTCACGACAACCAATGGAAACCGATCCAATGTTGCGTTTTAAATTTGTTATTATAAATCTTTTATTACTCCAAGTATCTCCAAATAAGTTTGTAGGCATAGCCACAAAGCTATCAAACGTATCTGATATTGCATCAAATGGGCTTCCAAGATCTTGAAATAGTATGCTTGAAAAGTCTATAAAATCTCCTACTTGAATCATACCATACTTTTCAGGATTTACTAATGTTACATTAATTGTGGTTTTATAATCTCCGAACAATGAACTTCTAAAATTGACGAAGTCGTCATTTCTATCACTTCCTGCATCATCAACAGAATCAAATACATAATCTAAATTGACTTCTTCTTTTTGGTGTGATGCTTGTTCAAAGATAGTTCCATGAGATAAGTTTTGACCACTTCCTGTGTCTGCTGTATAAGTAGCCTGTTTTAAATATCTATCTTCCGCAGGGTGTGGCTTGTAATTAATTACTAAATTAGTTTCAAGATCTCCAACTTCTGTAATTCCAAGTTCATAACCGCTTATATCGTTTTGACTTAATGCAATATTAGCAGTAGGAACACCATTGTCTATAGTAAAATAGCGTAAAGGGCTAACACCTATTAAAGCAGTTTGTTGTGCTTGTGGGTTAAATTGAAAAAAGAAACACCCTTCGTATTGTAATTTATTTAATACTTTTTCTAATGGCTCTTGATTGTGTGAACTAAATCTTGTTTTCCAATGCGTAGAACTTGCAGGGCTTGATGTATTACTATCTCTTAATTCTGCTACTGTCTTAAACCCTGAATCTTCTATATCGGTATCATCAACAAAATCATCTACATCAATAATAGCGTCTAATAATTGCCTATGTATAGCCACAGGGTTATTTAAATCGCTTGCAGTATCAGCAGTAGAATGAGTTCTATAACTTTCTGTCAAAATATCTCTACCTAAATACACTTCTTCAATACCTGCATTAAAACTTGTAGAAGCAACAGGCTCTTTATCGAGATCGTTTTCTGCTGTTATTTTAAAAGATACTTCTTTTATAGTAGCTGAAAAATCTGCATATGAAGCAGATCCGCCCAATGCATTAAAATCAAAATATAAATAACAATCATCAGGAAAATAACCTGCGTCATCTGTTGCATTATGATCGGTTACATAATCTGTAATATCTACATCTGTAATGCTTATAGTACCTGATTCTAATTGACTTCTTGCAGGGCTACCAAAACAATGTGCTGAAGAATTTGGTGCACTAACAAAACTTGCAGTATCTTGCACAGTCACTCTTAAACCATTTGAAGCAGCGAAATTAGAATATGTTTGTGTGAATGTTGCTTCCAAAGATATTTTCAAGTTGGTTATTTTACCACGCAATTCAGGCATAATAAGTTTTACAAAGAAACCGCCTATGTCGTTAGAAAAGCCTGTGCTGTTGCTTACTGTGACTGACGTTCCTGTGTTATCATCTATTATATTAGCAAACTCTCCTGCTGTTTTAGTAGTAGCAGTACCAAACACCACTTCACTTGCAGGAACTTCATCAGGAAATACATCTGCAATACGTTTCATTGATTTAGGAACTTTTAATACCTTAGCCCCATCAACATCTGCTATGCTTGTATTGGTATCAGTTAAAGGCAAAAATCTTTTAATTGAATCATCATAAAATTCAAGATCATCACTTCCGCTTGTTCCTTCAGGAACTAAAAACATAAAGTCAGTACCATCATTTTTATGAAATGGACATTTAAACACTTCTGCGTTAAACGCCTTTCCTGTGCTTGCAGTATAATCCCCATAAACTAATGGAACAATTTTATTATTATGTGCTTCGTTTGTGCTACTTGTTCGCCCTTGGGGTATTGATACGTTTTGAAATGGTCTATTAGATATAATGTTCATAATAATAGTATTATTTTTATATCCAAAGCTTGATACTTTACCACTGAAAATTTGTAATGCATTCGCAGCTGTATCATCATTATCTATTTGACTTAAAATATTGACGTGTGCATTAAGATAATTTTTACCTAATGTCCCAAGCAAAGTTGTGCCATCAATATCTATATTACCAATATTTAGGGTTAAGCTTCCTGTATTAGTAGTAAAGTTTTTAAGATCTAACGAATATGAAATACTTGGCTTGTTTAATATAGCAGGGTAATACACCACGCCATCAAAAGTAGTAGATGCAAAACTCAACGCCAAATCAGGCGTATCAGTTGTTTGTATACCGCTTGTGCTGTTTTTAAATATCTGTACTAACCAATTTTCTGTCATTGTAGGTGACAGCTTCGATTCATAATTAGTGTTTGTAAACATAGCCTGTTATCCCTTCAAAAATTATTGTATAATCTCTTGTCTGATTTTATTTAGAATATCATCTTCTCTAAATTGCATACTAAGATCTGCTTCAAATCGTTTGACCTCTACTCCATATTCAAAAATGATAATGGTAGGTACTACTTTAATGTCCCATTCTTTTTGAATAACTGCACCTATTTCTTTATTAGAAATATCTACATATCCAGTATAGCAATTTTGCAATTTATCTAATGGAATTTTGTTAGCCCAATTCCAAGAAGCATTTACCTCTATTACTGCACAAAACTCATTTTTCATTAATTGAATATCTTGAAAACTATCCAAAGATGCTGATTGCGAGTATAGCGACGAAGTAAACAACCCAAGCACCAATAGCCACATATTTATCAATTTTTTCATAATTCATATCCTATTTATTATTCATATTTAATAGAGTTTCATTAATACTTCTGGTATCTTCTTTAATGTCGTCTACTTTATCTTCTAGTTTTTCTACTTTTTCTTCGGTATTTAGAATTGAGTTTCTAATCATTTGGTCTTTAAGATCGTATTCTGTTCTGCTTATAGGCGGTTCAGGTAATTGTTTTGCTTCTTCAATGTCGGCTTGAAGATTAAACCATAACCCAACTACCATAAATATGGTAACACTAATACTAATCAGCGTTTCAATGCTAAATGTGAATTTAGTTCCTTTGCTAAGTTCCACTTTAATATCTCCTTAATTTTATTTTCGGTTTCTTTAATTTTTGTTTTATACTTTTCTTTTTCATACCAAATAATTTTTTAGGTATAAAATTTTTTGCGGACGAAGTTGTTACATTGCTCATAGTCCTAACCTTTGAGCCCTTTGTATTGCAGGAATAATATGATCAACTACTGTTTCATCTACTAATGGTGCAGTGATATTTATTGTAATATTCCCTTGATTAGATTGCATAGGCGAAGGCAATGGTGTTATATCTACACGTTCCATACCGCTTGCATTATCTCCTACAACTATACCATTTCCAATCGGTAATGTTGTTTTTTTATTTGTAATAAAACTACCACCTGTTGCAAAATTATTACCACCACCGCTAACTACTGTATTAAATATTCCTGCTATTGTTGCTTGAGCCCCTGCTGCAAGAATTACATCTAATGGAAATGGTACAGATTTAAATATGTTTGCAATATGCGATGCTGACGCTTCTTGTACTTTGTTTCTAATAGTATTTACAGTTTGCTCTTTGTTTAGCTTTCCCTGTGCTGCAATATTTTGTATGCTTGACTCTAATGATTTTTCTTGAGATTTAACAACAGCATTTCCTGTTTCAGTCGCTGCACCGCCTAAGTCTACAAAAGAGTCAACTAATTCGTCTATTTCCTCTTTAAGATTTTCTGTATTTAGATCTATATCTTTCATACTATTCATTAAATCGAAATATTTATCTATATTATCTGTTTGAAAATCTAATGGCTCAACAGGCTCACTATCTGCTAATGATTGTTTTGTTTCAATTATTCCATTTCTTAATTCTTCCAACTCTTTTGTAAATTCGTGTGTCGGTTTTAAGTACGCACCGCTATTGAATTGAAATATCTTTAATTGTAAAGCATATTCCATTAATGTTAATTTTGTTTCTTCTGTTTTTCTGCTTAACGCTTCAAAATTATGCGAAATATTAATTACTGCTGTATTAATAACTTCAAATATCAATAAAAATTTTGCTGCTTTCATTAAATTTATAGTTGCAGTTCTTGCAATCACAGCACCTTTTGTGTATAATAAATAAGCAGACGCCATACCTGCCATAATAGTCACATTTTTTTGTAAAGTTGCTATGTTTTCATCTGACAAATTATTAATGAACTCGGCTGCATTTCTCGCTGCATCTCCTACTGCAACAGCCATATCTCCTAAGCGTCCTATAAGTCTAACACCTATTGCTTCTTGCAATAAATCAACAGCATCTTCCATATTAGAAACTTTACCACTAAAAGTTGCTGCTAATACATCAGTAGAGCCAGCAATAGTTCCATCAGGATCTGTCAATGTATCAATTAATGCTTCACGAAATTGAGGTAAAGTCATTTTAGAAAGATCGTCAAAACCTGTTTTTAATTTAACTTGAGTTAATACACCACGATCTCTTAATACGTCTGCTGCACCTGCACCACCTGCAAATGCTCTACCAAATGCTCCAGCTGCATCTACTACATCAACACGCATATATGCTGCTAAGTCTGTTATCGCTTTCAGCGTATCTTCACTATTTGCTCCAAATGCCTCAATAGTTACACCAGCTTCTACTACGTTTTGCAGTTTAAATGGTGTAGTAGCTGCAATTTTGCTAAATGTTTGGAATGCTTTTTGACCTGCTTCAGTACTGCCTTTTAATTGTATAATGCTTGTTTCTAAGCTTTCAAAGTTGCTTGCAGTTTGAACAATACTTCTTGCACCTGCTCCTAATACCGCTGCACCGAATAAACTCTTAAACGCAGAACTTAGTTCTGTCGCTGATTGCTTAGTATCATCTGATTGTCTTTCTAATTTATCAAGATTTTTTACAGCATTTCTTGTATCAGAAGTGACTAATATTCTTATTCTTTTATCATTTGCCATTTTGTTCGCCCATATAAATTTGTATTGATTTTATTTCTCTATTAATAGTTTCAAAAATTTCAATTCTTCTTGCATCAGCACTATCTAAGTCTTGTGCCAAAGGTATATTAAAATCTTTCATTAAGTTGTATTCGACTAAGTAATGATTGTCTTGTGTGTTTACTAACCACTTAGGATCAGCAAATAGGGGTATATGGAAGTATAGATTTCTCCCAAGAGAAAATTTGTTATCTTGCCACTTTTCCAGTAGCAGATACACTTCTTCCCATACGTCATCTATATTCTTATATGTCTTTACTTGTTTAGTTAAAGGGCTTTGTCTTTTATAAGGAAAACTCAACGATATGTGTGGAAAACCCAATTGGGAAAACCACACATAACAACAAAGTCCTATGAGTCTTTTTTTGCAAGCCCCATATATTGAGAATAAATTTCCTGCAACAAAGTATCTACGTCATTCATAGGCAACTTCTCAAGATCTTTTTCAGATAATCCTGAAATTTGCTCTACTCTATTCAATAGTTGAAAATACTCATCTTGATTTGGTTTCCCATCTTGAAAAGCATTTAAACTTAATTGCCATAGTTCTCTTTTCTCTTTATATGTAATTGACTTCACTTCCCACTCTTTTTTGAACATATTAACCTTCATTTAATCCCCCTTATTTTACCAACTTGAATTTGATACGCCATCTACGTGTATGAACTCAAACGCAGTACCATTAGCTACGCCACTTGAAGTTGGTTGAACAACTTTAAATGGTATTGTAATAATTGCACCTGTGTCTGCATTTAAATCATAATTAACCGCAGTAGAATATACTTCTGCAACAATTGATAGTTCGCCTGCTGTATCAATTGCTCCTGATCCCTGTTTTAATGTTAAGGTCGCAGTATCGCCATCAAGAAAATCTTGAAGAACATTGTTTGCACCATCATTAAAATTGTCATCATACATAAATGATATTTCTCCTGTAATGTTTACAGAAGGCACACCAAACGCATAATTTTCAGCATCTCCAGCAGAATCTCTACCAACTCTTGCTAAATTATTCTCAATAGTGAAAGAAACTCCTGTGATAACTGCTGTTGCAGGTGTTCCATTAACATCAAATTGTTTTGTATCAAAATATGATTCAATTTGTGTCGGTGAAGCACTTGTTAAGTTTGGTGTTCCTGCTACACTACCGCCTGTCAAAGTTTGTCCTACTAAGAATTTAGTATTGCTTGCAAACCCTGAATAGAAACTACCACTTAATAATAGTCTACCATCAGTCATATCAAAGTTCATTGTCAATGATGAAAGTGAAGCACTTGTCATAAGTTTATCTTCCCCAGTCGCTGCACCATAAATTGCAATATCAAACAA